GGTGGCACTACCGCCACCCCGGCGCCTAGCCAACCTCGCCAGCCTCGTGCTGGTCAGGAGCGGGCCCCGGGGGGCGCTAGCGTCCGCCTGGCATACAGGATGTCTGATAAGGACATCCAATACGTTCAGAAAACCCTAGGGATCGATGTGACCAACGGGGTCGGCGCACACAGCCACCCCAAACTCGCCCTAGGAAGGCGCTTGGCAAGGGAATTCTTGCGGGACAAAGTGAAAGGCCTGAAGGTCTTGCATGTGGCGGCCAATCCGATCTGGTGGGCCACCCATGCTAAGACCCTAGAGGGGTGGAGTCTCAACCCACTCCTCGACGGTGCGGACGACGCGCGGGAGGTCGACCGCTGCTTGTACATGGAGCAGCGTGACCCACGCAACAACCGCATGCCTGATCTGAAGTACTGCAACCATTCCCTGGACGAGTGGGTAGGTGGCTCCTGCCCACACGTCGCTGGTGTTGACGTTCTACTCTCCGTGCACAGTGTGTACTACCTGAAACCAGAGATCATGCTGGAGGCCATCAGGATGACCAGACTCAAGGTCATGTACATCGTTGCCCACACCTATCCTACGCCGCGCGGCAACAGCGCCGGCGGGGAAATGCGGTGGGTGATTGATCACGGACGGGTGAACGTTAGCGTGAGCGGAGGTGCCCATTACTCGCATGATGCGCCAGACTGGCTGCTTGTCGGCCGTCTGCATGTGGGTGATTGGGTTATCACTGCCCACCCTCTGCGTGAGTTCGACGGACACCGCATCTACGCTGTCACCGCCCGTCAGGGTGGTGACACCGCGGAGGCGCTGTCACTAGAGCTCGCCGTGGAAAACGAGATGTACTTTGGGCAGATCAAGGCCCAGCGAGACACTCGTGGTCTGCTCGCACTTGGCGAGGACGCTGCAACAGTCGATTTTATTCGTGAGCAGATCTCCGTCGGGAAGCTATGGTCTTTCGGCGCGTTCCTGCGCGTCGAGAAGCTGAGCAAGCAGTTTGTCCACGTACCAAAGCAGATCATCAACGCCGTGGCGCAATATATGGTACTGCGGGAGCGCACCGCAACGACGTTGGAGGACTGCGTACGCGTGGCACGCGACGCGGTCCGCCGGTCGGACCTGCCCGGTTACGACACCGCTGAGACGATCCTGCTCAGCGCCGTAATCGGGTTTGAGGCATTTGTGAAGCGAGAGGCTGAGGTGCTCCGTGGGATCAACACGGACGCAATCAAGCTACATAACGACGCGAAACAGCTCAAGAAGCGTCGGTTCATGTCTTGCTTCGCAGGCATCTGGGCACTGTTCAAGCGTGGTAAAGGGAAACAGTCGCATGTCGACACCCGCGAGTTCAGTGACGTCTGCATGGCAGGTAGGCTGCATTCAAGCATCCGCAACGGCTCCAATTTGGAGAACCCAGGCGGTGCGTGCAAGCCTAAGGTGGGTATGACGGTCGTGGGACCTGCTATCCACCCCTCGCGCACGTGCGCAAGCGTGGCGCGAGCCTGCAACCACAATGAGGAGCTCGCCGTGGTCAACCGTGGTCTGATGGTTGTACCGCCGGCTGATGCCCAAGTGTGGCGCGAGGTGGACGCGGTGCTCTTTGAGTTCGCGCCCCACCTGGCTGTAGACAACCCCGTGCCTCCGACACCGTTCAACGAGTGGGTGGCTCGATTCCCCGCATCTCGTAAGACGAGGCTCAAGCTCGCAAAGATGCGTATGGATCGCTTGCCAACCTCGATGCGTCTCGCCGCGTTCGTCAAACGCGAGACGATCCTCGGGAAGGAAACCTACGACCCAAGGCTGATCCAGGGTACTGATCTTAAGTACCAGGCTGCTTTTGGGCCGTACCAGCACAGCTACCAGAAGGCGCTTACGGCGCGCTGTCGCTGGGACCCGACGATGACGGTGCCGGGAGTGTATCCGGTCATGACCAGCGGTATGACTGCTGAGGAGCTGGGGGCATTGTACACAGAGCTCCGCCAGTCATTCCCCAACCACTGGATAGTAGGGACCGACGAAACCCGGTTCGACGCGCACAATGGCGTCGAGGCGCAGAAATGCGCCGTGCGTATCTACGCACGTACCGGCATGCCGGCCACAGGTTGTAAGCTCGCTGAGATCCAGGCGGGTAACAAGCTGGGCAGGACGCCGACCGGGATCACCTACAATGTGGTGGCAACCACTTCCAGTGGTGTCCCAGACACAACAGTCAAGGGCTCGATACTCAACGCCGCAACCGTGGCGCATGCTGTTCGTGAGCATGCGTTGTCCGACGTGATCGTCGTCCTCGTGAACGGAGATGACAACCTCATCTTCTGTCCCGAGGCATGCGTCGAGACATTGCGCGCAGCCTTCCCTCCCGGCCAGGGTAGCGCGTACGGTTACAAGATTTCGGCGTTCAACGTGCATCGGCCCGGGGACGACACTGCTGAGTTCTGCAGTGGGTTCTTTTGGCGCCATGAGGTTGACGGGTCCGCCCGGTACATTTTCGGACCCAAGCCCGGGCGCCAGTTGGCAAAGTTGTTCGTAAAGGTAGGCATGTGCCGCAAGAGGGCGGTAGCCGCGAGGGAGATTGCTCTCGGGTACGAGGCCACGGCAAGCACAGTACCGGTGCTGCACGAGGTCGTTCAACGCGTACTCACCCTCACAGCTGGGGTCAAAGCGACCGCCACAACGGGCGAGTGGAAGACTCGAGCCCGTCATGCCAACCTATACGACCGCAGTACCATAGCCCAGTTTTGTGATATCTACAGCTGTACGGAGGCCATGATCGTTGAGGCCATCAACGAAGCCAAGCGCCTGCCGTTGGATGGTTGGTTGACGAGCCCCCTCGTCGACCGACTCCTCTCTGACTTCTAGTCAGGGGGGGTTACAAAACTGGACACCTTGTACATAGTTTGCACGTTGACCCTTCTCAAGCTACTTCTCGAGCTCCTCGATGTTATCATCACTTTTGGCGAGCACCGCCGAGACGCTGCTGGATACGAGCCTGCAGGGCTGGAACATCATCATCGACCACGCGTTCGAGACCCTTCCCCGCACTCCGTCCCAGATGGAGGCTGGCTACCCGGCTCGCTTCGCGTACGATCAGTACGCGAACCAGATCCGGGAATTGATCCGAATTCTCGGGCCAGCGGTCGTTCATGGCATGCGGATGGCAGGGACCCTGCGTCCCTACCTCGTTCCGGCAGCGGTGGGGGCAGCTGCGGCCGCGGTGAACATGCCGCCACGCCGTAAGCACCCTCAGACTGGCTGGACCCAGTCCCCGGGCCCGGCCAGCGACCCTTGGCACTACCATGGGCCCGCCGATAGGACGGAGGCTCCTTCGCCGGGCGGTGAAATGCCCGCGAAGAAGAACCAGAAGAAGAAGCAGCAGCAGCGCCGCGCCAACCGCCCGCCGGTCACGGGCGGTCAGGTCCGCGGCGCGGGCTCGCAGCTGGCGATTGGCCACGTCGGGCGTGGTGGCATGCCGTTGTATAAGACGCTTGATGACAGTGTTCGCATCGTCTCGCGTTCCTATCCGGCTCTTACCACCGGCACGACGACCGGAATAGTCGGTGTCCATTACATCCTTGGCGATGATTCTTCCAACTCGCTTGACGGCGCGCTTGGTAAGCTAGCCACGTTCTATGGGATGTACGACTGGACGCGCATTGAGGATATTACGTTCACGTTTATCCCAATCGGCGCGTACGACTACACCGGTTACGTTGGTATGGCAATCGACCCGAGCCCGCGAGCGGGCGCACCCACCGCACTCACGCACGTTACCCGGCACACCTACGCCGTCCTGGGCGATGTGAAGCAGCCTCTAACGCTTCACATGAACGCCGCAGGCTTGGATAAGATCGGCTCGGGTACTCGTCAGTGGTTCACGACTGACAACAATGCTGATGTAGAGTGGCGCGCGCCTGCCGTGTTCCAGCTGTATGCTTCGACGAACCAGACTTCTGGCCCTACGATCCTAGGCCACTTGCACATCGAGGCTCGCATCGCCTTCAAGGGTGCGAGCGAATCGTAGCTTCCAGACAAAACCAACAAAAAGTAGAAAACGGGAAAAACAAACAAAAAGCGGAAAACATAAAAAGAAACAAACATGTCCCTGAACGTAAGACGAGTAAACCAACAATACCGAGTCTCGCCAACTCGGGGGTACCCCACTTGCACTAC